TCTTTTTTCAATTCAGATAATTTTTTACTGAAAGATGAATAGATTGCAAATTCTTTAAAATATGGATATGAATAAGAGTGAAAATCATGACTATAGTTTGTATGAAAAATATAATCATCTAAAGTTTTTTCAATACATACAAGAGTGATATCCCATGATGATTGAGGACCATCTCGATCAATCTGAATATCTTCATTTGATATATATTGTACAGAATAAATTATATTTTCACTATCTAGATTTAGTTTGGTTAAGACATTAGATAGATTTTTGGAGAAAGTTGTGTCGTATTTATTCATAGCTCTTATTTTAATACTATTTATAATAAAGATAATATTTAGAGTAATAAATTATATTTTCAATTTTTATATAAATATATATAATCAATATAAATATATGGAAAAAACACTTATTTTATCATGGGATGTTGGTATTAAACATTTAGCATATAATTTGTCAGAGTATGTAGAGAATGAAGATAAAAAAATTAATTTAACGATAAAAAAATGGGGAATTATAAATTTAGCCTTAGAGAAATGTAGTTTTTGTGAAGATGATGGATTATATTTATTTGAAACAAAATATTATTGTACAGAACATTGTAAAAAATTAAGAGCAAAACATTTTTGTTATGTAGAAAAATGTTATGATAAAGCTAAATATCAAGTAGATACACCAGAAACAAATAAATATATTTGTGATGCACATGGACCTAAAGTGTATGCATTTGATAATGCAACAGAAATATTAAAAAAGAAGTTAATAGAAAAATTAGATTTAATTGATTTTGGAGAATTTAAATATGTTTTGATAGAAAATCAGCCAACATTTAAGAATCCTAAAATGAAGGCAATTGCTGATACATTATATGCATGGTTTTTAATAAGAAAAATTGTGGATGCAAAAACATTATTATGTGAGAATATTAGATTAATATCACCATCTAGAAAGAATACATTATTTATAGTTAAACCTGAAAAGAAAGTAAAGAAGAAAAAGCAAGAAATACTAGAAACTCAACCCGAAGAGATCAATCAAGAATCAGAAGAGAAATCTAAAAAATTAACATATCAAGAGGGAAAGAAATTATCGATAGCATTTTGTGAAAGTATAATAACTTCAGAATGGAATGTATTTTTTAAAGAATTTAGTAAAAAAGATGATTTAGCAGATTGTTTACTCCAAGGATATTCATTTTATCACTTATTAATGAGTGAAAAAGTGAAACAAGAAAATAAGATAATAAGACAAAATAAAGCAAAAGAAAATAAAACAAAAGAAAGAAAAACTAAAATAAAAAATATTAATCAATAATATGACAAGTACGGGTATGTTATGTATAATCTTAGGATTTATACTAATGATAATGATTATAGTAAATAATTTAATAGCACAAGGGATTTTAATGACACGTGAACAAAAGATACAAATATTTTTAAATGAATTTTCAACAATGAATAAACAAGAAAAGGTTCAATTTATAAATGAATATTATGAAAATAGAGAATTAAAATCAATATGTAAATTATTTAACTCTGAATAATATATGGATAAATATCTTGTTATAGTAATAATATTAATAATGTTATTTTTATTATATAAAAGTATTGATAATTATGTAAATATATCTGAAAATTTTAATTCTACTTATATAAGATCACCATATAATCCTAATAATGTAGCAGTTCTTGTTGATGATAATCCTACTATAGTAGATAATTATCTTGGTATGTATAAAAATATATATGAATATGTTAGTAATAAAAAATTACCAGAAAAGAAAAAGTATATACCAGATAATACACAAAAAAATGCAACATATATAGAATCATTCAATCGCTTTTATAAAAATGTCAATAATACATTTAATGAATTATTTACAGGTCAATGTAATTATTTATATAAATTTTCTTTATCATCTAATTCACCATCTTCAAATAATGGTAATATATATTTAAATACTAATGTTCTTATAATTAATCCAACAGATTATAATAAAATAGATGGTATAAGTACTAAATTATCTAATAATAAATCTATAATTATAACTGATGGTGAAAGAACAGAAACACATAATGTAAGTAATTATAAAATTGATGATAATAAGGATATTAATGTAACACTTAATCCAATTCCTTCATTCAAACCAAATGTAATATATACATTATATCCATGTACTAGTGAAGCTAATAAATCCAGTGAATCAAAAGAAACAAATACATCTCCAGATATATATACAGATATTATATTAGAAAATAATATTAATATAAGTTTTACAATATTTATAATATCAATTATAGTTGTATTAATAATAATTAATTGGAAATTTGTGTATAATTTATTGAGTAGATTATTTTCATCTTCTAAGAGTGATAAAGTAAATAAAGATGTATATTCAGGAGGTAAAAAGTATTATATTGGAGGATATGATTATAGGGATTATTCTGAATAATTTTTTCAAAAAATATTATATGAATAAAAAATTTATACATATATTGAATAATAAATTACCGGTGATATTTATAACAATATTAGGATTGATATATGTATATTTAAATATACCAGATGATTATACTATACAATTAGGTGGTGCAATACCAGAAGGAAGTATGTCATTACCAAAGAATACACCTTTTTTATATAGATATAGATGGTTATTTGTTGCCATACCTTTTTTAATTATTGGTGTAATAATAAATTCATTAGTATATTCTCAAAGAGTAGAAATTAGTTTATGGGATAGTGCAAATGCATTTTTATATAATTTTGCAAAACAAAATAAAATAGCAAACGAAAAGAAGATGAAAATTACATTACAAACAGTACCAGGAGATTTAACTGATGATCCTGAATTGTTAAAATATATAAATATGATTAAACTAACAATATTTGACAAATCAGGATTATATCCTTACGCACAATTTTTCTGTAGTGCATATAGACCATGTAGTTGTTGTTTAGAGCCTGAATTTAAAAAATGGATAGATAAATCTGGATCAAAAATGTGTGAAAAAGCTTTAACACCAAGTAGTTTGGCAAAATCACCAAATTTTACTCCAACTTTATCTACTCCAAGGTAAAAACTTTAATCAGATAAATTTAGATTTACGATATTTTTCAATAGTTTTTTTCAAATAGTAAAATATGAAAAAAACTGTATTAAATAAAAATTATTCTTTATTAGTTTTAGTATTATTAATATTATATCTAACATATATAAATATTCCGGATAATTTATCTATGACCGGCGGCGATCCAGCTGCGGATGCATTAAAATTAGATTTAAAATTACAAAAATATAGTGTATTATATAAATATTTAAGTAAGTTTATTTGGGTATATGTAGTTTTAGTAGCAGCATTACTTGGTTATACTATATATCGTTTATACAATACAGATGAAATGTTTTTTCAAGGTATTCCTATATTAGGTATTCCTAGTAATTGGGATTGGGATCGTCAAGGATCTGTATTTTTACCTGCTTTTTTTAATACAGCAAAATTAAAATATGGATTATTTACACCAGGTACAGAACCTGCTAGTCCTGAAGTAGCAAAAACATTTGAAGAAGATGCTGAGAAGCATATTGATAGTGCTCAAAATCGTCTTGCTGTTGATATATTTTGTAATGAAGTAGCTCCTTGTAATATATGTCAATGTCAAGGACCTGATCCAAATTATGCAGGACTTCCTAAAAATGCGCCATTAATTTATTATCCAGGTGATAAAAATAATCAATGTCATCCACCATCTGTAGCTGAAAAATTTATAAATGTTGTTGAATATTTAGAAGATCCAAAAGCAATAAATCCTGCTGCTAAAATAATTGAAAATCAATTAATGGCTGGAATATCAGAAAAACATATTGGTATGGTTCCAAATTGTTGTTGTGAATTATTCCATATGCATATAAAAAATACCCCTCTTAATAAAGGACCAAGTTCAACACCAGCTTCAAGAGAAATTAATGCAACTAATATTCAAGGTTTAAATGTTGATATTGTTAAAGCATCTAAAAAAGCCTATTTAAATGAAGGTTTAATGGATGAGGGTGTTGCAAATAATAATTCACTTGTTGGTTTAGGTGTTCATGCAAGTTGTGAAACAGTTGTAACAGAAATTAAAGTAGCAGTAGCAAATTCTGATGGAACAGATAAAGTGGATGACAATGGTAATAAAGTATATGAACCATATAAATTATATGAAAAACTAGTTCCAGGTACACGTACTAAAAAAAATACTGCAATTGAGGATCAAATAAAATCCTGTAATGGAGATGCAGCGGCTGTAACAAAGTATGTAACAATGTGTAATAAATATAATCCTGATATGGCTAGAGGTGTATCAACATTTCATGCACAAAGTATGTTTAGTGTATATGGTGCAAGTACAATAGCAAATGCAAGTAGATCAAAAAATACAGATATACCACAATCAATGCCAGCAAAAAAAACTTCTGTAAATGATATTTCAGAAGATTGGACTATTAATCCAGGTCCAACTAATAATCCATCTGCTATTAAAAATACGATGATTAAAGATTGGCCTGGTACTCCCAATTCTATTAAACTTGATACTGAAGAAGAGAAAAAAATATTTAGATATAATGTAACATATCCAATGAAAACTAAATATTGGTATACAACTGGTAGTTCTTCACCTAACCCAAATGTAAATGTTAAATTAAGAATAGATACAGATTTAAAGGAAATATATGCACTGCCAGTATCTAGCCTTACAGAAATGTCTAATAGTAAAATTACAAGTGCAAAAATAATTGACTGGTTAGATTCATATGTATTTCAATCAGGAACAAATATATCAAATGGAGAATATATGTTTCCAAAATATTTAAATTTAACGTAATAATTTTGTTACAAATTATTATCAAATAATAATTTGATAATAATAATTTATTAATATTCTACATTGTTTTTCTTATAAATAATATTATATCCAAAATCTCTGGTAATATTATCCTGTAATAATTTAATTGAATTAAATTTTACATCACCATTCCAAATTTTAATAATTGTTGTATTTGAATTTCTTAAATTAATTGATAAACCTGTAATAACTTTTTGTTCATCAAATTTAGGATCCTTAAACATATTATCACCCACCATATACAATGCTAATTTTAGCCATACGTTAAAATTTCTAGCAGGATCAGTTAATTTAATTGACCAACAACCACCTTGTCTGTTTTTAGGATCTTCCCATATAGGATCAATACCATCTCTCATTAAGAAAAAGTTTTGATTATTAATACCACCAATATATTCAATATTATGATGTAAATCCCAAAAATCTTTAATTGTATTAATTGTAAAAATTTTTCGATATCCTGTAGTTTTCCAATTATCTAATTCATGATGATACCATAAATGCCAAGGATTACTAAATACGTAATCTTTTTCTATTATTTTTTTTAAAGCTTGTGATTGTGCTTGCATTTTATTCCTGTTAATATAAATAGTAAGATTCTTTTATATATCTAATTTTAGACTTAAACTCAAAACGATAAAATTGATAATAAATTATATAAATAATTATTCTGTAAATAATACAAGAGAATATTATGTCCGAAAAATTCGATGAAATCACAAATATAGATCGCATTGAATTTACATTATATGGAAACGAAGAAATTAAACGTGCATCTGCCGTTGCAAACGATACATATGGAATTAATATAGCAGAAACATATGATTTAATGGAACCTAAAAGAGGAGGATTAGTTGATCCTAGATTAGGAACAACTGACAGTACTATATTATGTGCTACATGTGGATTAGAATACAAATATTGTCCAGGACATTTTGGACACACTGAATTATCAGAACCAGTATTTCATATTGGTTTTATTAATATTGTTAAAAATATATTAGGTTGTGTATGTATTAGATGTTCTAAATTATTATTAAATAAATCATTAGATGAAATGAATCAACTTATTCGTAATAAATATGGTAAGGTAAGATTTGCTGAAATTAGAAAATTAACATCTAGTATTAAATATTGTCAAAGACAAGATTATTCATGTGGTGCACCTGTACCAATTATTACTAAAAAAATGATTGCTACTACAGGTGATATCCATTTACAAGCAGAAACAGAATTATCCAATGTATCAGAAGAAGATGGTGGTGGAGAAACAGGTAAGAAACGTGTTATTGAAATTTTAAAACCCAAAACAATTTATACTATATTGAAGAATATTTCAGATTTAGATTATCAAATTATGGGGTATGATACATCCAAGGCACGCCCTGAAGATATGATTATTGTTAATTTTCCAATTCCACCTCTTGCTATTCGTCCTCCTGCAAAAAGAGATTTTTTATCATCAACATCATTTGAAGATACATTAACACATAAATTAGCGGATATTATAAAGAGTAATATTAAAGTCAGAAAATTAATGGATAAAGAGACCGCATCCGGTGAAGATATAAAATATAGTCAAGATTATATTCGTAACCTTCAATATCATATTGCAACATATTACAATAATGAAGAAGTATCTTTGCCAGTATCTCAACAAAAAACAGGTGGTCGTCCTACCAAATCAATTGCAGAAAGAATTTCAGGAAAAACAGGACGTATTCGTCAAAATTTAAATGGAAAACGTGTAGAAGGGTCAGGTCGTGCAGTTATTACTTCTGATCCTTCTATTGGTATTGATGAAGTCGGAATTCCTGTAAAAATCGCAATGAGTATCCCTTTCCCTGAAGTTGTGACCCCAGAAAACTATGAAAAATTATCAGTTTTAGTTAAAAACGGAAGAGATATTTATCCGGGTATTAATAAGATTATTAAAAAGAATGGTATTTCGTATGATATTCGTTATAGAAATCGACCAATTAAATTACAATATGGTGATATAGTAGAGAGACATTTAGTAGACGGAGATTATGTGTTATTTAACCGTCAACCTAGTTTACACAAACTAAGTATGATGGGACATCGTATTAAAGTAACAATGAATGATAAATTTACTACATTTAGTATGAATCCTAGTACATGTAAACCATACAATGCTGATTTTGATGGTGATGAAATGAATATTTTTGTTCCTCAAACTATCCAATCGGTAGTAGAATTATCAATGTTAGCAAATGTAACAAGTTTAATTATTTCACCAAGAAATACAGAACCTATTATTGAATTACGTCAAGATGGTGTATTAGGTAGTTATTTATTCACGGAATCAAATCAAGATTTAACATGGAATCGTGTGATGAAAACATTAATGATTACACAAAATATAGATATAGAAAATGTACCTAAAAAAGAAAGTAGTACATTTAATTTGATGAGTAAATTAGTACCAACTATTAATCTTTCTATGGGAGGTGTTAAAGTTGAAAATGGTGAATATATATCAGGTAAATTAACAAGCAAGATATTAAATGATTCCAATGGTTTTTTAGGTACTATTTATGACCAATATGGTGGTGAAAAAACCAGAGATTTTATAGATAATATGCAAAGAGTTGTATTATCATGGTTACACAAAAAAGGATTTTCTATTGGAATAGAAGATTGTGTAATGCCTGATAAGATATTAAATGAAATCAAAGAAAAGACAAATAAATTGATGTTAGAAGTAAAACATTTGATTACAGAACAAGAAAATCACCCTGGATTATTAGATGAAAGTATTTTTGAAAGTAATATCCAAACTATGTTATCTGCACATGCGGGTAATATGGGTAAAATTGTAATGGATAATATTAATCCCAATAATAATTTTTATATCATGGTTAATTCTGGTGCTAAAGGTAAAGTAGAACAATTAGGAGGTGTATCATGTATTGTTGGTCAAATTAATATGAACAATAAACGTATTGCTAAAAAAGTAAACAATCGTACGCTACCTCATTATGCTCAATATGACGATACTCCTCATGCACGTGGTTTTGTTACCAGTTCATATGTAAAAGGTTTACGTCCTATTGAATTCTTTTTTCACACAATGTCAGGCCGCGACGGCCTCATTGATACTGCTATTAAGTCAGTCACAGGTGATACCCCAATTATAATTTATGAATCTGGAAAATCTAAATATGTAACTATAGGTGATTGGATTGATGCACAATTAGAAATTAATAAAGATAAAGTCCAGCATTTTGAAGAAAGAGAAATGGAATATTTAGAAGTAGATACAACTAATAATTTATCTATCCCAACAACAGATGCCGATGGTAATGTAACATGGGGTGCTATTACTGCAATTACCAGACATTTACCAGGAAAAGAATTATACGAAATTAAAACAGCAGGTGGTAAGAAAGTTATTGTAACTGAATCTAAATCATTGCTAATTTATAATCATGATAAGAAACAATTCTTACATACAGCAACACCAGATGTAAAATTAGGTGATTATGTTCCAGTAACAATGAATTTACCTGAACCACCTATAATTACAACTGAAATTGATATGAATGAATATTTACCAAAATCAGAATATATATATGGAACTGAATTTATGAAAGCATCAATTGTAGTTGCTAATGCAATGGAAGGACGTGAACATATTCCTACAGGATGGTGGGAATCTAATAATGGAAAAACATTTACATTACCATATGATAGTAAAGCAAAATTTCAACGAGCAACTGTTAGATCTAATATGAGTAATATTAAAGAAGGTTATATTTACCCATTTACAACAAATCGTGAACATACTAATATTCCTGATAAATTTATACTTAATGAAATAAATGGTAAATTCATTGGCTTATTCTTAGCCGAAGGAAATGTAGATGTAAAATCAGGATATGTAGGAATTACAAATAATAATACAAATATTCAAAACTTTATAAATGAATGGTTTGATACATGGGGATTACATCACAATTATGAATCTCATATTAATCATATTGGTGGAAAATCATCCACTATTCGAGGATATTCAACCGTTGTTGCAAAATTCTTAGATAAAATATTAGGTCATGGTGCAGAAAATAAGTATGTACCTGATTTTGCATATTCAGCACCGAATGAATTTATTATTGGATTATTAAATGGATACTTCTCTGGTGATGGAACAATTACAGAAAATTCTATTCAAGTAGGATCTTCATCTTCTAAATTAATTGATGGTATTAGTATGTTATGTACAAGATTAGGAATATTTGGTAAAGTTGGTAAAACACAATTAAAGTCAAATAATTTGCAAACAGAAAATATTTTACCTACTTATACATTATCTATTCGATCATTATGGGCAACTAAATTTGCAGAATTAGTTCCAATGATTGATGATGCAAAACATACTAAATTAAAGATTATGAAAGCAACATCTACTCATCGTAACTTTACATCTCAAAATGATGTTGTTCTTGATGAAATTATTGAAATTAATAAAATAGATGTAACTCTATATCCTAAAGTATATGACTTAACAATTCCAAGCACATTAAACTTTGGATTAGCAAATGGATTACATGTAGTTGATACGGCAGACACTGGATATATCCAACGTAAATTCATCAAAGGTATGGAAGATGTAATGATTTACTATGACGGGTTAGTTCGTAGTGCCAATAATCAAATTATCCAATATTTTTATGGTGGTTCCAATCTGGATCAAGTAAAACAAAAGCCTGTAAAAATTACATTAATTAATATGAACAATGATAAGATAAGAGAAAATTTAGTTTTTACTAAAGATGAATTAAAAACTATGTATAAAAAGAATGAATTAACAAAAATAGAAACATTGAATGAACAATATTATAAGAGATTAATAAAGTACAGAGATGAATTACGTATAATTACAATGCAAGCAACTAATAATTATGTAACATTAAAAGATCAATTTATGTTACCAGTAAACTTGCATCGTATTATTAATAGTAATATAATATCAAATTCTAAATCTAACTTAGATTATAATGATGTTATTGAAACAATAGAAGAAATTATTAAATCAGAAAACACCAAAATGTTTTGTATGAAAGAAATTGAAAGAAAACTAGAAACTAGTTATAAACAAGAATTAGAAATGATTAATAAATTTTTATTCATTATATCTATATATGAATATCTATCACCAAAGAAATGTATTATAAAATATAAATTAACTAAAGAATCATTAGATAAAATTAAGAAAGAAATTATTCATAACTTTAATAATGCAATTGTAGATCCAGGTGAGATGGTTGGTATTTTAGGTGCTCAAAGTATGGGAGAACGTACTACTCAATTGAACTTAAATACCAAACACTCAGCTGGTGTTATTAAAAAGGGAACATCAGGAGTTGCAAGAATGAATGAAATTCTCAGATGTACTAAAAATATTAAAACACCTATTTTAACTATCTATTTAGATGATAAATACAAACACAGTAAAGAAAGTGCTTATAAAATTGCATCATACATTAGTTATTTAACTTTACAAGATATTGTATTAAAGGGTGACATTGGATTTGATCCAGATATCAAAAATGGATATCTAAAAGATGACAATATTGATCCAAATACCGCATTACAAATTTATGATACCAAATTAGATTTGAAAAAATTACCATGGATGTTTAGATTTAGTATAAATAGAGATATGCTATATGCAAAAAAATTAAAATTATCAGAGATCAAGATTAATTTTGTAAAATTCTGGAAGAATAAATTATCGAATGTAAAGAATAATAATAAAATAGAAAAAGAAATTTATAATAGAGTTGTTTCATGTGCTATATTATCTAGTACAGAAAATAATCCTAATCCAGTAATTCATATTCGTTTTGATTTGAATAATTATGATTTGAATAAGATTATTGAATTACAGGATTATATTTTATCTACATTTAATTTGAAAGGATTAGAAGGTATTACAGGTATTGATGTTATTTCACAAGCACAAAATGAATTCTCTGATGACGGATCAGTAGAAAGCAAAGAACAATATATATTAATGACAGATGGTATTAATATGTCAGGAATTAGAGGTATTTCAGGGATTGATCATGTAAAAACAATTACAAATGATATGTATTCAGTGTATGTAAATTTTGGAATTGAAGCAGTTAGAAATAAATTAATTAATGAAATTAGTGAATTAATTGATAATGTAAACTATCATCATATTGCATTACTTGTTGATGTAATGACACATGGTGGTGCATTAATTTCAATTGATCGTCATGGTATTAACAGACAAGATACAGATCCTTTATCACGTGCTTCATTTGAAAAGACAATGGAACAATTTATTAATGCTGCAGCATTTAATGAAACAGATAAATTAAAAAGTGTTTCATCACGTATTATTATTGGTAGAATGATTAATGGTGGTACTGGATATTGTCAATTAATGATGGATAATGATATTTTAGAAAATACTGAATTGAATGTATCTAGTACAGAACAAGGATTAAGTCAATCTGATGCAATAATTAAATTAGATGATAATATGGTGATCGATGATCTTATCTTAAAGGAAAGTGAAAACATGTTTATTGTTTAAAGATTAAAAGATTAAAAGATTAATAAAAATTGTCCAATTTTTATAATTAAAGATTAATAAAAATTGTCCAATTTTTATAATTAAAGATTAATAAAAATTGATAATTACTTTATTTATATTATAACAATAATATAAATAAAATAAAATGGATGAACTAAATGATATAAATGAGCTAAGTGAGCTAAATAATCTAAATGATCTAAATGATCTAAATGATCTAAATGATCTAAATGATCTAAATGAAACAAACGTAAACATTTTAATTAATGATGAAAATAATAATATTGATATTGATATAAATAATAATACAATACCAAGATATGAAATTATTCTTGAATTACTAGGATTAAATAAAAATATTAATTATCCTCTATCTATTATATTAAATGGAATTATAGAAATGCATACTACAAAAAATAAAGAATCTTTAAATAATTATTCAAGATATGCTCGTATTTATAAATTCAAAAATGATAAAATTTCAAAAAAAATAGAAAAATGTATATTTTCAAGTACTAATATAATAACATCATATATATGTATTAATAGAAACATAAGACGTTGTTTTCGCACGTATAATTATAATAAAATTGCGAATAAAATATTAAATAATACTATCATTGATAATAAAAATAATGATAATAATCTAATATTAGGATTTAATTATCATAATCCGCGTTGGAATACAATAACATCATACGTTATTGAATAAGGTTATTTTATTGAATAATAATATTAATAAAAATTGATAATTGAAAAAATTGACAAGTTAATAGTTTAAGGATATACTATTATATTAATTAAACAATTAAAACAAAAATGTCCAAAGTAAATCGTCAAATCATTCCCGTAGAAGATATCAAGTTTGACCGTCTCAAATTTGAGGAGGTTAAAGAATCTGAATATTCAAAGTATATGCTTATGTCATTTGCAAACTATGAACAAAATGATGGTACACTTACGACACTTTATCTTAAAACTCCACTTCTCGATTATAACATGGGTGGTCTTCCTCCTGCCAAAGACAAGGATGGCAATGAACTATTCAAGGATGAGAGTGAGCGTGCCAAGTGGCGTTGCTATCTTGGTGAATCTGCAAATGAAAAGAAGATGCTTGAAAAGATGACTGAATTCCAAGACAAACTTATCAAAGAGAAAGCAACTATTGTAGGCAAGAAAGATGAAAAGAAATTTGAACTTGAAAATATTATCGGTGAGACATCAACTAAGGATGGTGACACTCTTCATTATGTACGTTTTAATTTTCGTACAGAGGGATCATCACACCAAATTGCAACTAAATTTTTTGTCCGCAAGGATGGCATTGATGAGGAAATTTCTATTAAAACTGTATCTGAATTTGAATCTCAGTTCCGTCGTGGTGAATTCCGCTACCGTATGATTGTCAGTCTCAGCAAGATCTGGAAACAGAAGAAAGCTACTGGCAAATATGGTGCATCATTTAAGATTGAGCAGATGCTTATTGAGATGCGTGATGATGTTGCAACACTCAATGTAAAGAATATGTTTGCTAAATCTCAATTTGATAGTGAAGAGAACATTACAACCAAGATGTCAGAAGTTGATCTATCCAAGAATATTATTGATGCTGATGATGATGAGGATGTTCCTGATGAAGATGCAGTTGAAGAAGAGGAAGAAATTGTATCTAAAAAGACATCTAAAAAACTCGATGCAGAAGAGGAGGAAGAGGATGATGAAGAGATCAGACCCATCAAGAAAGGTGCTGCAAAAGTGACAGTTACTAAGACTGCAC